TTACGCAGCCGGGGATCATGGACCTCGTCATCAACGACCTCGCGGCCGTGTACGCGAAGCAGACCGAGGCCGCGGCTTGCTCCACCTTCGACGCTGCCGCCACAGCCGGAGTGGCGATCGCGACTGGTGCCGCAACCGCGGCGGGCGTGGCAACCTCGCTCTGGGATGCCGCGTCGAAGATCTACACCGCGACCGGCGGAACCGGCCGCGTCTTCGCCGTCACCGGGCCGGACATGCTCCCGATCCTGGGGCCGGTGTTCCCGCCCGTCAATCCCACGAACGCGATCTCGCCCGGCCTCGCGGCCGGTGACTTCGGCGCGGGACTCGCCGGGCAGATTTCGGGCATCCCCGTCTACGTCTCGGGCGGTGTCGGCACGCTGCGGATCCTCGTCTTCTCGACCGCCGCGGCCGAGGTGTACGAAGACCGGATCGGAAGCCTGAGCGTCGTCGAGCCCAGCGTCCTCGGCGTGCAGGTCGCCTACGCCGGCTACTTCACGCCGATGGTGCTCGAGTCGACGGCGATCGTGAAGATCGTGAAGACCCCGTGATGGCCGAAGACCTGGACGCGATGACGAAGGACGAGCTGCTCGACTACGCCGAGGAGCAGGGTGTCGAGGTCTCGTCATCCTCGACCAAGGCCGAGATCCGCGAGGCGATCGAGGGCGGGCCCGAGGTTGGCCTGATGGTCACGACGACGATGACCAAGGACTTCCTGGGCGTTCCGCTGGTCAACCCCACGCCGGGCACGTCACAGGCCACCGATCGGCTGGGGCGTTCGGTCGTCGCCGGCAACAAGGACTACCTGAACCGGAACCTGGTGGCGTAGTGGCCGACCTGTCCGGCGTCTGGCGTTACGACACCTCCACGGTGATCGCCGCGCCTGCCTCGGGCTACTTGCGTACCGGCCCCGCTCCCGTCTCGCAGCTTGCGATCTCGGCGACGACGAAGGGCGGGGCCGACGCCCACGGCGACCTGCTGGCGCTGACGAGCGGTGCCCAGCTGCTCTTCCAGGAGGTCTCCGACGCGACCCTGGCCAGCAAGTTCCAGGTCACGGCTGCGCCGGTCGACCACACGACGTGGGTGGAACTGGCTGTCACCCCGGTCACGACGACCGCGACCGGGCCGCCGCGGCCGAACCAGGACCTGCTCGTCAACGGCTTCGCCGCCGCTGCACATGCTCCCTACGCGACCGTTGCCGAGCTGCAGACGCTGCTCAGGCTCGAGACTCCGACGGCGACGCAGACTACGGCGATGCAGCGGGCGCTCAATGCGGCGGCGCAGGAAATCGACTGGGAGCTCGGCTACAGCGCCGATACCCCCGCTCCATCGCCTGTTCCTGACCTCGTTGTCAGCGTCAACCTCGACCGGGCAGTCGAGCACTGGCGGCAGGGCTCTTCACCCTTCGGCGTGATCGGCGTCGGGGCCGAGGGCGAGCCGGTCGTGACCGCTCGTAACTCCTGGTATCGGCACCACCTGAAGCTCGCGCCCCTGAAGGTTCATGCCGGGATCGCGTGACACTCTGCCCCCCGCAGGTCGACCGGGCGGCCGGTGGGCACCACGGCCGCCCGGGCCGAATTCATGACGCTTGCCGAGACGATGGAGGCGATCGCTTCCGCCCTGCAGCCGCTCTCGGCCGAGGTCGAGGGGCTGCAGGTGTACCCGTTCCTGAACTCGAACCCGACGCCGCCTTCGCTCGACATCTACCCCGGCGCGCCCTTCCAGAGCGGCGCCGGCTACGGCGTCGGCCAGTCGCAGGTCTGGTTCACGATCCGGGCCCGCGTCTCGACCGCCGACCAGGAGGCGGCGATGAAGCTGCTGCTGCGGATGATGGATCCCAACGACGCGGCCTCGGTCGAGGCGGCGATCGCCGACACCGCCGCAGTCGTACCGGAAGGCGTCTCGGACTTCCGTGAATACCTCGAAGACAGCGCGAGCAACGGGCGCCTGCTCGGCTGCGAATGGAGGGTGAGCACGTTCCTATGAGCAAGAAGACGTATGTCGTCACGGCCGAGACCGGCTTCGACGGCCACGAGAAAGGTGAGGAGTTCGAGGCCGAGCTGGACGAGGAGCTAGAGCAGCGGGCGATCGAACGCGGCTCGATCAAAGAGAAGGGAGGCAAGAAATAAATGCCCAAGCGAGTTTCCTTCAAAGACAAGATCACGGTCGACGCGACCGACTTGTCCAACTTCGCGCGTAGCGTCGAGCTGTCGTCGGAGCACGAGCGCGTCGACGTGTCGGGCTTCAATCCGACCGGCTCGAACGAGTACCTGGCCGGCACGACCGAGCAGTCCGTCACGGTCGAGTTCTACGGGGCGTACGGCGTCGCCGAGGTCCACGCGATTTTGTACCCGCTGCACAAGAACCGGACGACGTGCTCGTTCAAGTGGCTTCCCGATAGCACTGTGGCCATCGGCCCGACGAACCCTGAATTGCGTGGGAATTGCCAGGTTCTTTCGTATTCGCCGGGTTCCACGCGCGGCGAGGCGGACACGTACGAAGTGCAGTTCACTGCGTCCGACGCGGCCGGGCTCGCGTTCTTCACGACCTAATGGCGACGCTCGCGGTCGAAGGCTACTCGGGGCTCCTACGAGCGACCGCCCGCGCCGACAAGGAGCAGAAGAAGGCGACGCGGAAGATTCTGGAGCAGGCCGGCGAGAGCGTCCGTCGTGACGCTCAGTCGTTCTTCTCACCGATCAACTCGCGCACGGCCGCAGGCTTCAAGACGCGGGTACGGGTCCGGGAGATCGTCGTCGGGCAGTCGCTGAGGAAGACGACGGGTAAGCACCCGGAATACGGCAGGCACCAGATGAGAGTGCTCGTACGGGCGCGGACCCTGCACGAAGACGAGATGATGCGCGACCTCGAGCGGGCCTTCGACCAGGTAGCCGACCACTTCAACAAGCTCCCGTGAAGAGCGTCGTCGTCAGCGGGATACCGCCTTACGACGGGAGCTATCAGCTCTTCACGACCGACGAGTTCAACCGGCGCGAGTGGGGCTGGATGAAACGGCTGGCCGAGTACCTGCCGGTCGACTTCATGAACGAAGAGCAGCGCGGGCTCGGCGATCCCGAGTTCCTGAGCGTCGTTCTGATCGTCGCGCTCCACCGCGCGGGCAAGATCGGGACGGCCGAGGTCCCGCAGGTGTGGGAGCGCCTGGCCGACTTCAACATGTTCGAGTGCCTCGTCATCCACACGGATGAGGTCGTGGAGGAGGAAGAGCAGCTCCCTCCTACGTCAGAGACAAGCTCAAACGGGAGTCCCGTTACTTCTGGGCTCGTTTCGCCGACGAGTTCGGTGATCTCGGACTCGAGCCCGAGCGCACCTGGCTCCCCGCTCTCGGCTACTTCGGAATCAGACCCGGCGACATCGGGGCGATGACCCCGGCGCAGCTTCTGAGCTGCACGGATCAATTCGCAGCCATCCACGGGGGTAGCGGTGGCTAGAGAGCTTGCTGTCAAGATCGTCGGCGACTCGTCCTCGCTCGAGCGTGCCTTCGCTCGCAGCGAGCGCAGCGCCAAGAGATTCCAGAGCTCGATGAGCAGGATCGGTGGCCGGCGTGGAGGCCGGGCCGGTGGTCTCGGCGGCGGTCTCGGCCTGGCGCTCTCGCCGCGGCTGCTCGGGCTTGGCGGAGTTACCGCTGGGCTTAAGCAGTCGACGGAAGCCGCCTCCGACTTCAACGAGCAGGTCTCGAAGACGGAGCAGGTCTTCGGCGACTCGTCCAAGACCGTCATCGAGTGGTCGAAGACGACGACCGAGGCGTACAAGGTCTCGCAGCGGGAAGCACTGACGACCGCCAGCACGATCGGAGCCTTGCTCGCACCACTCGGGATCGTCGGCGCGGCTGCGGCCAGGCAATCGCAGCGGCTGACCGAGCTCGGGGCCGACCTTGCGAGCTTCTACAACACGAACGTCCAGGACGCGGTCGACGCGATTATCTCCGGTCTCACTGGGCAGGCCGAGCCCTTGCGCCGTTACGGCGTCCTGCTCACGGAGGCGCGCGTCCAGGCGGAAGCGCTGAGGGCGACCGGCAAGAAGCACACCACGCAGCTGACTGCTCAGGAGAAGGTGCAGGCCCGCATCAGGTTGATCTACAGGGACACGAAGAAGGCGCAGGGTGACGTCGCGAGAACGCAGGGGGAGGCCGCTGGGCAGACGAGGGAGTTCAAGGCGAGGGTCGACGATCTGAAGGTGTCGCTCGGCGAGGGTCTCGTCCCCGCGCTGACCGACGCCGTCACCTGGACGAACAACCTGATCAACGCCTTCAAGAACAACAAGTACCTCAAGATCGGCAACCAGTCGATCATCGACATCTACAAGAGCGTCCGGCATCTGGGCTTCGAGGGCAAGAAGGTCTCGGGCAAGACCGTCGACTTCTTCGGCATCGAGCAGACCTTCGGCGGGCCGAGGCTGAACGAGGCGGCGAAGAAGGTCAAGAAGGCCAGAGACGAGATCGCCAAGCCGCCCAAACGCTTCACCGCCCAACAGAACCAGTGGTTCGACGCTCGTATCGCCCGGCGGATCGACCGCCTCCAGGATCTCTCGCTTCGCAGGCAGCTCGCCCGGGTGAAAGAGATCACGGCGACGGTCCGGGCACGGCGGGACGCGACGAAAGACATCACGCGCCGTCTCACGCTCGAGGATCAGCTCGTCAGCCTCGCCCGTGAGCGGCGCTCCGTCGAGGAGCAGATAGCCGAGAAGAACCGGGAGCAGACTGAGGCGATCAAGGAGGCGAACCGGGCGCTCAAGGACCGGGCCGAGGCGATCAAGTCGGCGGTGATCGAGCGGCTGCAGCGCCGGCAGACGGACGTGCTCAACAGGCGGGCTCTCGCCGAGGCGCAGGAGCAGCTACGGCTCGCTCGGGGGATCGGAGGCCCGCAGGGGATCAAGCTCGCGCGCCAGGCCGTTCAGGACGTCCGCTTCGACATTCTCCGCGCCCGGCTCGAGAACGCCCCGGCCCGGCTCACCCGTGGCGGGCAGTTCGCCTTCGGCGGCGTCGTGATCAACATCCACGGCGTCACCGATCCCGAGGCGGTCGCGAACAGGGTGGCCGCCGTTCTGAAGCGCAGGCAGCGCCGGACGACGACGCAGGCTCGCGGGAACAAGGCAGGCGTGTGAGTGCCCGGTATCAGCCTCGCACCGGGCGACAACTGGAACGTTGCGAGCCCGACTTGGCAACGGATCGATACGACGTACAACGTCCAGTCGTTCACGGTCGACCGGGGCCGCCAGAACGAGATGGGCCGGGCGGACACGGGTACGGCGACGGTCGAGCTGGTCGACCGCGTCGGAGCTTTCGACCCGACGAACAGCGGGGGCGCGTTCTACAACCTGGGACCGGGCGACCAGGCACGGATCGAGCTACAGAACCCGGTGACCTCGACGTGGAAGACGCTTTTCCGTGGCTTCGTCGCGTCGATCCAGTGGGTGCCGTACCGGCGCGAGGATCACGCGAACGTCACGCTCGAGCTGGCCGACGGGCTCGCCGTGCTCGCCGCCTGCGAGATGGCCGCGACCGTGCTCAGTCCCGGTGTCCCTCGTTTCGGCGACGAGATCCTCGAGGGCAACATCATCTTCCACGAGGACCTGCTCCTGAACGCGGTTCAGACGCGGATCAACAAGGTCCTCGACCAGGCGGGCTGGCCGGCGGGGCTGCGCTCGGTCTTCACCGGCAACGTCGCGCTGCAGGCGTCGACCTACCCCGCCCGCACGACCATCCTCACGGTCCTCGAGGATGCGGCCGAGGCCGAGTTTCCCGATACGGCGCTCTTTTTCATCGGCGGCCCGAAGAACCCCGGCTCGTTCGTCTTCCACGGCCGGCTCGCGCGCTTCCATCCCGCAACCGTCGAGTACGACATCACGACCTGGCAGCTCGGCGATGACACGGCGGCGGCCGTGAGCCCGACGACCGTCGTGCGCATCTCGCCTCCGCTGACGGCGTCGCTCGACGACACGCTGCTCTACACGTCGGCCTACTGCACGCCGAACGATCCGACTGGGCTCATGACCGAGACGGACTTCAGCGGCCAGTACGTCACCGACGCCGCGGCGGCGGCGAAGAAAGGGCTGCGGACGTGGAGCGCCGAAGGGCTCTACACGCGCAAGGGCGCGGCGACGACGACCGCTCTCGCCGAGACGAAGCTCTTCGCCGACTACGTCCGCGACAACTACAAGACGCCGCGCGTCCGCGTCGGCCAGCTGACGATCAAGGCGCGCACGCCTTCGGGCGTGAACGGGACGGCGACGTGGAAGCTTCTGACCGAAGTCGAGATCTCGGACATCGTGCACCTGAAGACGACGCACACGGGCGGGGGCGGCTTCAACACCGACTTCTACGTCGAGGGCATCCACTACGCGGCCCGGCCCGGCCCCGGCTACCCCTACGTCGAGCTGACGCTCGACGTCTCGCCCAAGGGCTACTACGACGCGAACCCCTTCGGATGAGCCCGCAGAAGCAACACGTCATTCACGGGCGCGACCACACGGCGAACGGGTCCGACCCGATCCCCGGCATCGGTGCCGGTGGCGGGGCGCTCGAGTGGGAGGACGTCGGCACGAGCGGGGCCGGCGTTGCCGTGCCGAACGCTCGCTTCGTCTCCGCGTACCACACCGCTACGAGCGTTCCGAGCGGGAGCGAATGGGCCGTTCCCTTTGCCTTCGATGCCTGCGTCTCAAACGATGATCCGGCCGATGCTGGCTATCAGACAACGTTCGGCTCCTACGTCAGTGGCTCGACTTGGGCAGGTGACTACTTCCTAGCGCCGAGCACGAGCGGCGAGGCGTTCAAGGTCAAGCGGAGCCCCGGCGGCTTGTACGCGATTACGGCGTCAATCTCCATGTACGTGCCGACGCTGCACACGGTCACGGTGCGCGTCGTCTTGCCGAACGGCAGCGGCTCGCAGGGTTACGGTGCCGTCGCCCCGCCGAGCAGCTGGTACAGCGAAGGCGTGGCCTTCGGGCCGGGCGCGGCTCAGCGCCAGTGGACGCGAAGCTGGATCTGCGTTATGGACGAGGCCGGCGGTACGACGCCGCAGCCGTGCGCTATGTACGTCACGCAGACGACGGGGGCGGCGCTCACGCTGGGGCCGCCGCAGTTCTGGATTCAGGCCTACCGGGTGACGCTGAACTAATGGCGACGGCGACGCACATCAAGTTCGGCGACAACCTCGACGTCACCGACGAGGGCGCCGGCGTCATCCGCGTCGACGGGCAAGGCTCAGCAGGGCCGACGGGTCCGGCAGGGCCGACGGGTCCGGCGGGCGCAGACTCGACGGTCCCTGGCCCGGCGGGACCGACAGGTCCTGCCGGGTCGACCGGGCCGACGGGTCCGGCAGGGCCGGGTGTCCCCGTGGGTGGCTCGACTGGGCAAGTGCTCACGAAGACGAGCGCGACCGACTACGCGACGAACTGGCAGACGCCAGCTGCAGGTGGGGCCGGGCACACGATCCAGGACGAAGGCGCGGCGCTTGCCGCGCAGCCGAAGCTCAACTTCGTGGGCGCGGGCGTCACCGCAGCCGACGACTCGGCCAACAACCGCACGAACGTCACGATTCCAGGCGGTGGCTCGCTTCCCGCAGTTGGCGCGAACGGCGAAGTCCTGACCGTCGTCAGCGGTGCGTGGGCGTCGGCCAAGCCGACGATCGAGGTCGAGTACTAGTGCCGATCCTCGGCTACAACACAAAGGGCGCTTCGAATATCGGGACGTCCGGCGGCCGCAAGTACGTCTCCAAGTTCACGCTCGCCAGCGCCTCGACGCTGACCGAGCTGCACGGCTGGTTTACCGGCACCGGCGCCACGATCCAGCTCGTGATCTACGCCGACTCGGGCGGGCTGCCCGGCGCTCGGCTCGCCTTTACTTCGCCGCTGACGCCGACCGGCGCCGACATCGAGCTTTCGCAGACGGGCTTGTCTGTCGCGCTCGCCGCCGGCACCTACTGGATCGGCTGGGCGAGCCAGAACGCAGGCACCGTCAGTGCCTACTACGACGACCCCGGCGGTCCCGCCGCCCATCAAGCGCAATCGTCCGGCGCCGCTTACAACCCGCCGTCCGATCCGTTCGGTACTCCCAATGCGAGCGGTACGCGCAACTTCTCCTGCTGGGCGGTTGTCACGACGACACCGACGACGACGGTCGGCCGCTTCTCGCGCCTGAAGCTGAAGGCGCCGCTTGTCGGCACCGACGTGGGCGGCGGCGTGCTCGAGATCGACGTCGGCTATCCGAGCTACGCGGCACTGAAGGCCGGCGTCACGAGCTATGCGGACATCCTCGCGTGAGATGGATCTTGCGGCTCTCGGTGCATTTCTGTCGGGTGCCGGCAGTGTCATCGGCGCGGTGTATGTGGTCAAGAGGGTTCGCAAGCGGGCGGACGACGAGTGCGAGAAGCGGCTCGCTGCGTTCCGTGAGGGGCTGACGATGCGAAAGGAGTCTCAGTGAAAACGTGGATTGCGGTCGGTGCCGTGCTGGTACTGGCCGGTATGTCGGGTTACCTGACTTCTGCCGCGATCGGCCAGGGCGAGGCACCCGCGCGCACGGTCACAATCAACGTCGCTACGGGGCCGCAGGGCGAGCCTGGGCCACCGGGCCCGCCTGGGCCCCGTGGCCCTGCCGGGCTCGAGTGCCCTGCCACCTACTCGCCCGGCCGTGTCGTGATCAATCACCCCGGAGGCCAGACCGCGATCTGGACGTGTCTCGGTGACTGAGTGGTGGGAGGATCCGTACCCCGGCAAGCCGGGGCTGAAGGTCAAGTACGTGCGCCCGCTCTATCCTCCCGACGCGAAGGGGCACGGGCGCACGCCGTCGGCGGACGGTGAGGACGTGATCGCGGTCAAGCGGACGGTCTCGCGGATGGGACGCTGGCCGTGGCCGACCGACCCCGACGGCGCCCCCTTCGACGACACCTACTCCAACGCCTTCGCGCACGGCAAGTCGGGCGGGAACGTCGGCGACTCGGGAGCCGCCGGCGTCCAGCGCCAGCAGAACTCGGGGAAGAAGCCGTACTTCGTCGGGCCGATCCGGGGCTGGTACGGGCCGGACATGCACCAGCTCTTGTGCAACGCGGCCGTCCCCGAGGGACTCCCGCACGCAGGCGAATACGCGATGGACGCGAACGCGCAGACGCTGTTCGCGCAGGCGTACAAGGCCTTCAACGAGAAGCCGCCCGCCGCGTCGGTGCGCGAGGCCGCCCTGGATGAGGCGCGCAAGCACCTCGGCTACACCGAGTCGCCGGCGGGCTCCAATCACAACCAGTTCGGCGTCTGGTACGGGGTCGACTACGCACCCTGGTGCGCGATCTTCGTGACCTACGCCTTCGAGTGCGGGACGAAGGGCGGCTCTCCGAGCTTCGCTAAGGGCTCGTACTACGCCTATGTTCCCTACGTCGTTTCGGACGCCCGCGGCGGCCGACGTGGCCTGTCAGTGACGCAGAAGCCCGCTCCCGGCGACCTCGTCTGTTACGACTGGGCGCGGGACGGCACCTACGACCACGTCGGGATTTTCGAGTCGGGTTCGTCCTCGAGCTGGCAGGCGATCGAGGGCAACACGTCCACGTCAAACAACTCGAACGGCGGCGAGGTCATGCGCCGCTCGCGTCTGAGTTCGGACGCGGCCGTGACCTTCGTCCGTGTGGCCGAGCCCTAAAGGAGGAACCGATGCCGACGACATCCGTCTACGCGCTTCCCTACCCGGCCCCGGTCGACCCGGCCGATGTCCCCGTCGACATGCAGGAGCTGGCCGAGCGGATCGTGCTCGTGCTCGGCGGGGCGCTCTCGGCGACGCCGCCCGCGAGTCCGTTCGAGGGGCAGCTGTGGGCGACGCAGCCGAGCGCCGGTGTTACCTGGATGTTCCGCTACGACGCCGCCGCCGCTTCCAACAAGTGGGAGTACGTCGGCGGGCCACCGCTCTTTGCCGAAGTCGTTACAGAGGAGGCGATCAACACGACCGCCTACGCCGACCCGACGACGGCGGGGCCGCAGCTGACCGTACCCCGCGCGGGCGACTATCTCGCCACGTTCGGCGCGCGCTGGTACACGGGCACGGCCGGCAGCCAGACGGCCTGGATGGCGGTCAAGCGAGGCGCGGCGACGGCGGTAGACGCCGACGGCGTCGATTCCTTTCTCGGCACCAGTCTCGTGCCGAGCACGTTGTCCCGCGAGCTGCCGCTGAGCGGCCTGGCGGCGGCGACCGTGCTCAAGGCGCAATACCGGCTCGGCGCGGCCGGTGCGACCCACTACTTCGCGAAGCGGTGGCTGCGCGTGCTTCCGCTACGAGTGAGCTAAGTCACGCATCCGCTCGAGCCGCTCCTCGAGCGGCAGGCCGGCGAAGTGGACGATGCGCGGCGCCGGGCTCGCGACCCAGTGGGGGATCGAGTTCCAGGCCGGATCGAGAAGTCGAACCCGTCGCGGCAAGCGCCGCTCGCGGCTGGCGTGCTCGGGCTCGACCCGGTAGCCGAGCAGGCGCATCAAGGCCGCGTTCTCCCACCAGCGGTGCTCGACGAGATCGAGCTGCATCCAGACCTGCTGCAGCAGTCGCCGCGACCAGCGCGACGAGCGCAGCATCATGACGCCCGTGTTCGCTGTCGTCTGCCCGGAAGGATGGGCGTGCTCGACGAGGTACAGGTGCTTGCGCGGCCGAAGCTCGGCGGCGAGATCGTGCGAGCCGTCGACGATGAGCGCGTCGGCGTCGACCCAGGCGACGAGGTCGTAGCAGCGTAGGAGGTTGGCGAGCAGCGGTACCTTCGCCCACGCGGGCGGGCGCCCACGGGGATAGCCGTTCCCGATCACGAGTTCCCAGCCGTGACGCGCCGCGTAGGCTTCGAGGCTAGGTCGGGCGATCGCAAGCAGCGGGGCGAAATCGCCAGAGCCGATCGTGCAGAGGGCCTTCGGCCTAGCCGCGCTCGCGCTTGGCGTCGCGGACGATCTCGTAGACGCGTGAATAGGAGAGGCCTGCATAGGGCGCGATGTCACGGTAGGACTCACCCGAGTCGAGCGCGGCGAGGATAGCTTCGCGCAGTTCCTGTTCAGCTTTCCCCACTTTAGTGGCCTTCGTGCGTACGCGCCTGAGATCCTTCTGGGCCACGGTTGCATCCTTCTGAGCCAACACCTGCAACGTCGCGGTGTTCGCTTGTCCACACGGTAGCCCCCGACAAATTTTTCGCTCTTTGCGGCCAAGGCGCTTGCAATCCGGCCCGCTCGCGTGCGAGTCTCGCCGTCCACCTCCCAAGTGGCGCGCCCCAAACGACGCGGAGGGGCGTGCGGACGTGTTCAGCGAGCGGTGCCAACTGCGGCTACCGCCGATTCCTTGGTCGGCCTCGCTGAGCACGTCCGGGGTTCTGGCCGCACTTTGCGGACAATTCAGACAGCGGAGCCCTTGCCGTCTGTCGGGCCGATCACCTACAGTAGGCGCGGACAAAAAGACGGGGAGAGGGACACTGGACGATCTCGCCGCAGCGCCGCTTCGGCAGTTGAGAAGGCCCGCAAATCGCGGGCCTTTTTCGTGGGGCCATGTCCGTTTTAGTGCTTTCTGTCCGAAGGGGCGCGACTAGTGGCAAGCGAAAAGGCCCGGCTGGCCGTCGTCGGTGAGCGCATCGACGAGATCCTCGCCCAGGTACCCGATCCGTGCAGCCCGCTCGAGCTCGCCGTCGCCGTCGGCCTGACTGAGCGCAGCATCCGCCGTTTCTGCGCGACCGGCGAGCTGCCGGCCGTGATGGTCGGCCGGCGCTGGCAGATCACCCACGCCGGGATCCGCGTCTGGGTGATCGACCAGACCGTGAACGGACTAGCCGTATGACCGGTGCAGTTCTGTCCGATTTGTCCGTAACCTTTGACCCACTGCTAGACAAGTCCTACCGGGAAACCGCGCTGGGACGGGATGTGGCCGACTTCCTAGCGTGGAGGCGAGTCAAGAACGCGGCCCCCCGGACGCTCGATCAATACGAGCGCGACCTTTCGCGCGGCTGCCTGATGTTCCCCAAGCTGGCGCTCGCCGACTGGACGGTCTCCGAGCTTGTCCACGTCGCCGACTCGTTCCCCGACGCTTCCCGCCGTGTTCGCATGGCCGCCTGGCAGAAGTTCTTCAAGTGGGCGCTCGACTGGGAGAAGATCGACCGCGACCCGTGCGTGAAGCTGGGGTCGTTCAAGCGCGAGCCGCAGAAGACGATCGATGTCTTCAGCGAGCCCGAGGTGGCGAGGCTGTGCGGCTTGCCGCTGATCGACGGGGCGCTGATGCAGATCCTCTTCGACGCCGGCCTGCGCCGCGAAGAGGCCGAGACGCTACGCCTCGACCAGTTCCGCGTCGAGCCCGCGCCGGGCGAGCTTGACATCCGAGGCAAGGGACGCAAGGAACGGCTGATCCCGGTCACGCTCAGGCTCGCGCAACGGCTCGAAGAATTGACCGTCCTCGAGGGGCTCAACGCGGGCGATCACTTCTGGTACACGCGCCACGGGAACGCCTACGGCTCGCACGTCAGGCGCCGGCGGCCGATCGGTCACACGTCCTGGGATCGCTGGTGGCGGGACTGTCTCGACCGGGCCGGGGTTCGCTACCGCAAACCGCACACGACCCGGCACACCTTCGCGACCCGCTACCTGCGGAACGGCGGCTC